GCGCCACCCGTACCCGACCCGCCGCCCGTAGGTCCGATCGCACCCGTTGGCCCCGTAGTCCCAACACCAGTCGATCCCGTCGGCCCCGTCGATCCTATTCCACCCGCCAACCCTGATGCACCAGTCGGCCCAGTCGACCCTATTCCGGTGGGTCCAGTCGGTCCCGTCGAGCCTGCACCGCCAGTGCCCGATCCACCACCGCCAGCTCCCGTAGGGCCTGTAGGACCAACCGATCCAGCCGATCCCGCTATTCCCGCAATACCCTGCGGCCCCGCCGGGCCCACTGGCCCTTGCGCTCCCACCGAACCTGTCGGACCTGATGAACCAGCAGAGCCTGCCGTACCAGCCGCACCTGACGGCCCGGTCGCGCCCGTGTTGACTGCAGATCCCGGCGTCCCGGTCGGGCCGGTCTGACCCACACGCCCCGTGGGCCCCGTGTCACCCGACGCACCAGTCGCGGACGCCACGCCAGGGATGCCCGCAGGACCCGTGTAGCCCGTCGGCCCGAGCCCGCTGGCGCCCGTAGCGCCCGTAGGCCCAAGCGTCCCGATGCCCACCGGGCCCGTAACGCCGATCGATCCAGTTGGGCCCGTGATTGCCAACCCGGTCGGCCCGAACGGACCCGTCGGTCCAGTGAACGCGCCAAGTCCGGTAGGCCCGGTAGCCGCCGCTCCGGTAGGACCCGTAGGACCGGTGCCGCCAGTCGGACCGCCGGCCGGACCCGTATGCCCACCCACGACCACAACGGGGCGTGTCGACACGATAGCCGGTTCATTTTTTATAACCGCCACCGTGTCACCTCGTCAGGGGTACGTAATTCCTTGTACGATTTTTACGGTTCCGTGCATGAACGGCCAACGGACCCCATAAGAATCAATCATCACGAGATCGTAGACGTAATTTCCAGGATCGAGACTAGCCTGGATGTCGGCAGCGGTTACGTTGAAGTGAATGACCCGCTGCACGACGTCGTCGGTGATTATGCGCCCGTTGGCGGTCGTGAGCGACAGCAACGGCGTCTTGTCGTAAGCGTTCAGTTGAACGTCCATCTCAAAACTGCAGCCGTTCAACGTCCACGTCAGATCATCCGGATCGTCGAACTGATAGGCGTCGCTCCAACTGCCGTTGTTGTCCACGACCATGGGCTCATACGCCGAAGTAACGCTATGCTTGTTCATGGCGCTATCTCAACGGCGTCGGCGTGGGATTGACGTTGTACGTGCTCATGCCGCGCTTCTGACCCGTCACCCGGAACTGCTGCGGATAAGCCCACGCCTGCGAGCCGACGGTATTCGCCCGCATCATCGCCACCCGAGCACGCGCGATCTTATCGCGGAACCTGGTCAGATGGAATTGCGCCAGCGTAGGATTGGAATAGCTCTGCCCCGGCTGCAGCATCATGTTGCCGAGAATGCCGTTGAGAATCGCCTGACCGTGCGCTGGCAGCACCCAATCCGGAATATGCGGCGGCACGCATTCCAGCGGATCGGTCACGTTCTTGACGACGATGGCCGTCATCGGCTGCGTGTTCGTATAGGGATAAAGAAAATGCACCGTCCCAATCACCGGCATGACCGCCGACTGCGGCACGTTGTTCTGATCCAGTACACCGTACAGCCGCAATATCCGGCCAGTCGACGGATGCAGCGGATAGTCCAGCAACTCCGGTATCACCGTTATGCCGATGTTCTCCTGCCAGCAATTCGAGTCATTGAAAAATTCATCCAGCACATCGAACAGCTGCGCCTGCATGGCGGCCTGCGAGGCCCCCATCAACGCAGTGTCCGCCTGTCCGAGAATTTTAACCCAGTAGCCCGCAAGGTTGGATTTGCTCATTGTCCTTGTTGTCCTCCGCCTGGCCCTGAACCACCGGCCACGCCAGGCAACGCACGGCCGACCAGTCCGGCGCTGAACAGCGCGAAATATGAAGTCGCCCGGCTGTCCTGGACGTCCTCTTGATCGCGTTCCAGCGCGTGCGCGCACAGCCCGTGCAGGATCGCCAACCGGAACTGCGGCTCCATGTCGACGTAGGTGTCATCCACCTCAGTGAACGCCTGCGTCTGCCCGCGCGTCTGCATGTTAAAGATGAACAGATCAGTGCGCAGCCGCCGTGCTTCCAGCAGAGTGACATTTAGAGACGTCAGCAAGGAAGCGTCGTCATACCGATAAGGCGAAATGATATCCTGCAAGAGCGTGCGCGCGGCGGCAACGTAATCGGCGACAGTGGCAAGCGTCGGCTGATCGCGGTCGCTGAAATTCCCGAAATAACTTGCGCTAGTCGGCATGGGGCTTCTCCAGAGACGGCCACACACATGGAACTAACATTTATACAAAGGGGGCTGTAAACCCCCTCTGTATACAATGAGCGTACCTTATCCGCCCGAGATGACCTGCGCCTGACAGAGCGCCGACGAATCGACTACTTGATATCCATAGATTTGCAGACCACGAAGGATTTGACCGAACGTCAATTCGCTCCGAAGCGTCTCGACCTTGCTGATCTGGCTGGCAAACGTCAGAGCGTGGGCGTGGCCAGCAAAGATCGGATACTCGCCGGCCGCGAAGTTGGTCGAATCCGTCGTGGCGGTCGGCAGCAGGTTCGAGATATACAACGTGAATCGATCAATCATTCCGAGCCTGCCATTGCGCAGCATGGAGACCGGATCGCCCGACAGATATGCCTGGCGCAGTTCCGACTGCTTGATCTGCCGCCCGGCCCATGACGGCAGCACCACCCAGCGGCCCATCTCGGGAATGTTCTGCTCGTCCAGGCACTGCCCCATCTTCAGGAGCAGATCGATCAGATTGGACTGGCCCGCCGTCGCACCCTGCCCAACCACCGTGATCGGCGTGCCCTTGATCCCGAGATTGATGTTGGCGGAAATTTTCCCGGCCGCAGCACCCCGGTTGGTGACTGCCTGGGCGCCGCCGACAATGCCGTCCAACACTTCCGTGTCGACCGCGATCTTCAACTGCTGAGCTGCGTCGTCGCTCCATATAGACAAGACATTCAGATCGCTCTGCACCTCCATCACGTCGTCGAGGATCAGAGAGAAGTAAAAGCCGTTGCCGATGTAGAGTTCGACCGAGCCTCCAGTCGGCCGATCAAGACCAAGCAAACCATCCGCCTGATACTTGCGGATCGTGATCGTAGGCTTCGTCCGGATCTTCACCCGGTCGCCCTGATTGGCTATCTCACCTTCGTAGTCGGTCGATCAGCAATCAAACAGGATTGACTGTTTGATCTGCTTCCCACTGTCGCTTACGCTGTTGTGCGCCCGGCCCCATAAACGACGGAATATCACGTACCGTCGCCAGAAGCCTGGCCACCTCAGCGCCCGGACCACTCAGTCTGTGCGGCTGGACTTGGAGTTGTTTCATCGCCAATTGGATACGCTCCGCGTCGCGAAAGTGCCCCATCTTGGCGCAACCGAGAAGGAAATAGGCCTGATCGTTTTTGAGCACCATGTGCTTGGCCAATGCAGTTTTACCACTCTCAAACATCGAGCGGACTTTGGCCGCGTCCATAGACAGCACCCAACTAACCATCGACGTACCATTCTCGGTTACAAACTCCTGAACGGATCCTCCGTAAGCCTTCTGCAACAGATCGATACCAACCCGTTCGAAGGCTTCATCGCATACCGAAAGCACCGGCTGTGCCGACATGCCCTTTGGAATGCGAATTGCGAAAGACCCATTCCCGTCGATATATCCGGCGGCCCATTTTCGTGTCGGATGTTTTGGCATAGGTGAGGCGCCTCTCGCGGCGTCAAACCTTCGCTTCCCAACCTGCACGTCCATGACATCGCCGTTCATACCGATGGCGCAGTCGGCAAGTGCTCTTTTCAAGACCAGGAACTTGCGAAGCCGCATCAGAACGCTGACAGCTTTGGTACCCGCCACATTCCAGTGATGAGTGCCGCTGTACTCACGTATTCCAAAGCAGCCCCACACCTTTTCCAACGAAGGGGGTGTTAGGCTGGACGCGATCAACTCCATGAAACTCCGGCCTGGCGCTTTTTGATGAAACGAAACCACCGCATAAGCTCGCTGCGGTCCTGTTCCATCCCAATTCTCGCGCCGCATTGGCGGATTCCACATGAGGTGAATGCATCCGTCGCTATCCAACAGTCCTGCAAGGTACTTGTCGCTGAGCCGGTCCTTGCCTCTGGTTCCCTTCGGTTCCAGTTTTTCAGGTCCGGTATTGCTCGAACTACCGTTTAATTCGAGATCGCGCTCAACACGGTTGAGGCGTAGCTTTCCGACAAAAGTCGGACCGACTATCGCTTCAGGGGTAACCCCTGCTGGATCACTTAGTCTGTGCGGGTGCGTGCTCATGCTTCCCTCGGGTTCCAGCCAACTATGAAGGTTCCCGTTTTTCAGATCCAGTTTAAAGAAGTCCTAGCGAACTTCTCGACCAGCTTAGCTGCATTCAGAGCTGATCAAATTTGGCCAGCTTGGAACCAAATTTCAGGGATGAATCCCGTCGATTGGAGTAGGTTTCCGGTAGACCCTACGGGGGTCAGGGGCGGGACTGAGCCTGACGTTGCGCCAGGAAAACCCGCACTCGGGATAGCCATGAGGGTAGCTCCATCGCTTGGGAGCTACCGGTCCTTATAGGATACGGGCGGCCCCCGGTTTATCGGTAGCGCCCCTCGCGCTGGGCTGCGAACATATCGGCCTCCAGCCGAGCCCACTCGGCTTCGCGACCGACATACGCACCTTTACGGTGCTGTTCGTACAGCTGCTTGACTTGGGCGCGTGTGTAGATGGGTTTGTCGGGCGGCACCGAGGCATCGCCTCCGGTTGCCGGCCTGGCCCTGCCAGGGGCTGCCAAGGAGCCTAGATCGACGGCCGGGGTTCGAGGAGGCGGGGCCTGCTGAACGGCGGGCGAAGGCTCGATGTGACCCGTGGCTTGCTCTTCCTGTAGAAATCCTCTGAAGAACGAGATGACTCTAGGGGCGTCGGCCGCTGAAATCGCTTCGTTCAACAATTGCTGTCTAACACGGCCCGAAAGCATGTCAAGCGAGAGCAGCCACCTGTGCCAGCGGGGATCGCGGTCGACGTCGCGGAAGTTCGGCACCGCGAGCTCGAGGCGCTGGTCCAGGTTCCGCCGCGCCTCGATCGCGAGGCGCCGCTGCATCTCGGCGTTCTGCTGCTTGATCTCCTGCAGCTCGGGGCTTAGCGCCTGCGCGGCGGCGCGTTGGGTGAAGTTGATCAGGTCGCTGCCGTAGTTCTGAACGTCCTGCTCCGTCACATAAGCCGGTGGCGGCGGAGGGGACGGTGCGGTGCGCCCATTGTGGTAAACCGCCTGCTGGGTCTGTAACAGTTCGTTACCGAGCTGGGTCATCTGCTCCTGCATCTCGGCGAGCGTCTTCTGCGACGCGTCATAGCGCCCCTTCATCGCCAGATAGCGATGCTCCCAATTGTCCGGCTTGGGCTCGGAGGCAGGAGCGGATTCCGCAGGCGCCGACTCGGCCGGCGGTGTGGTGTGATCGGCGGGAGCCGACGCCTGCGAAGCCGGAGCTTCCGACGGGACCGAAGGAGGCTCTGGCTTAGGCTCGCTTGCGGGCGGCTTCGGGACTACGTCCCCGCTCTCCTGTTGAGCCGAAGCAAGCTGGCCTTTCTTGTTGTAAAGCGCATCGACCGCCGCGGCACGTTTTTTCACGGCGTCGGGGATCGAGTCCGGGTCGATCGGCAGTTTCGCCATCGGCTTTTCGTCGACGGTCACGTCAGCCATGTTTTATCTCCTCAAAAATTCTCAGCAACTTCTTGCATTGCTGGGCGTGGCCCTGCATGACCGGCAGATCGCCAGTCGCTTGCACCATCAGGTCGGTGGTTTGGGCCGAATAATTGGCAAAAGCAGCGACGAATTTCTCGTACTGCTGCGGGGCCGCGTTCCGCAGGAACCGGGTCGCTTCAGCAATTTCCTTGGTCGATACGCTCATTGCCCACTGGTATCGTCCGGAAGCGGTGGCCCGGCTCCTGCCGCCGGCGGCGGTCCCATGCTGGCAGGCGGGCTCGAGCCCAGCGACGGGCCGCCCATGGGCGGGGCCGGCGTCTGCGACTGATCGTCGGTCGGCTGCGGCGCGGCCGGATACTTGTTTTGCATCTGCGCCAGCGGGTCGCCGCCGGTCAGCGAGCTGCGGCCACCGGAAGGAATGCGTTGCTGGACCGAACCCTTGCCGACGTGCTTGACCACGCGGCCGTGCTTCGAAAGCGGGGTAAGATGTTTTTTAAAGACCATATTTCGGGCCTCCGTAGCCGATGCCGGCGCCCTGCACCCCCATGTTCGGGGCACTGGACAGCGGCGTTGAGCCCTTGCCGTAGTCGCGGGTGGAGATCGGCTTGAGCCGCGGGGGCATCGTCACTGCCTTGGTGGGATCGATCGGCTTGGGCGCCTTCGGCATCGGCACCTTGGGCATGCGTGGACCGCTTCCTCGTGCCATAGGCTCCTCCTTGTGTTAAAGTGCGCAGCAGGATCAGTGCGCTAACACCGATCCCGCCACTTACCCCTGAACCGTAAGGAGCGGTCCAATGGTCAAGCTCATAGATATCACAGGTCAGCGTTTCGGGCGTCTCGTTGTAGTTCAACGTGCGAACAGCACCCCCAGGGGCAAAGCACGCTGGCTTTGCCAATGTGACTGCGGAAAAGCTCACGTAACAACCTCCGAAAATCTCAGGTGCGGCGACACCAGATCGTGCGGCTGTAGAGGACGAAAATACCGGCATGGGCTGGTTAAGCATCCTCTCTACGAGACTTGGCATTCCATACAAGGCCGCTGCAACACCCTCACCCACAGCAACTACAGGAACTACGGTGGCCGTGGTATCAGAGTTTGCGCTCGCTGGCGTAACGTCGCAACTTTTATAAACGACATCCTCACCAGTATCGGAGAACGTCCTCCAAACCAAACACTCGACCGCATAGACAACTACGGAAATTACGAACCAGGTAACGTCCGCTGGGCTACTCCACTAGAACAAGCCTACAACAGCCGTCGATCCGAACGTGCACGCCAACGTCGTGCAGTACAACTCAAAACACAGCATACACAACCTTAGCGGGCACCTGTTTGGCCTGCCGTGGCCGGGACGCTCGGATTGTAGCCGAACATCTTGCCGGAGCCGCCGGAGGCGAATTTCGCGCCTGGAGCGCTGCTCTGATCCTTGCCGGTGTCGCCCGGCTTGTCCGGGCCCGCCGCCTGCGGTCCGAACATTTTCGTCGTGCCACCTTCTGCGAAGGTCACGTCTTTCTCAGACTCGGTCTTGGTTTTGGCGTTCATGGCACTGCCTCCTGCTGGTTTCCACGCATTCTACCGTAACCCCATCAATCGAACAACAGATCGAGGATGACCTCGTGTCTCGATCCGGCCGGCTGCACCGGCACGTTGATCGTGACGACCGGACTGACAAGGGACGCCGAATCAGCTCCAGCGATCGCCACGACACCTGTCGGAGGCGGAAATTTACTGCTGGCGGACGCCCCGCCGAACCAATTGACGATAGCGCCTCCCTGACCAGCAGGACTATTGGTCCCGACCCAGTACGGGCTGATGTTCAAATCGAAAGTAAACGACATCGACTCTCCATCCGCCACTGCCCATATCATGACCCGGACAACTTTTTTGATAGCCATTCTACAATCCTGTTAAATCGTAGCCCATCAAGTAGATGTCACCAGTGGCCGGTGCGCCTCCCTTGGTCCCAACATGAAAGTACAGCATGGGGTTGCTAATGACCGGAAGCGGCCCGGGAAAATCCGACCAGTCACCAAGCTGACCGTCGGTATTGTAGGCATACCCTCCCAGATCAGCCCCGGCACCGCCGGCCGCATCACGGATCGAACCGGTGTAGTTATCAGCACCGCCGACATTGTTGAAAGTCACGATCTGGGTGATGGTGTACCTGGCGGCGGCGATCGCGATCACGGTGTCGCCGATCACGTTGTAATTCACACCCTTGGCGTGCCCGAGCACGACCGTCTGCAACAACGCCGGTGCGGCCGGATCCCCGTGCAAACCCTGTGGTCCAGGGACACCTGCCGGCCCTGCCGGTCCAGTCGGACCCGCAACACCGCCAGCCGTCGTATCCGCCATACTCACGATGATCTGAAACACACGATCCGCAGCCTGCACCACCGGCGTCGCGTGGCCACCGGACCGAATCTTGACCCAATTTAAGCTATCACCCGAACCGGTCGGCAGGACCACGGCCGAATTCGGCGTCACGGCCGGTATAATGACCTCGTTGGTCGCGTAAGTCTCGGCCGTCGTATGATACAGATCATGAAAAGTCGCGTTGTCGGGCGACGTGCAAAACGTCAACGACGCTCCTGCGGTCCAAGCCGGCGGCATGATGATGCGAACGACCCTGCCAGACGAACAATCAACCGCATTCGATACCGACTGCCCAGCCGGAATAGTCGCCAATAAAGACGTCAACGCCATAATCACCTCCTATTGCAGCCTGGGTATGTGCAAAGCACCATTACCAGTAAACTGCAACAACAAACCGATCAACACGATCACACCGATCGCCACCATCACGATCATCGCAATTTTCCGCAACGGCTCCGGCAAGGCGACTTGCTGCAACAGCCACCACAGGAAGATGCAGACGATGACGATGATGACGAGATAGACCAGCAATGCGACCATGTCAGTCTCCTATTCGCCTATCGGTGGGGGCACGTCGCTGAAAAAATAGAGCGCAAGCACCGCGATCACGAGGGCCACGAATATCGCAGCGGCACCGTACATTGCACGATCATACCGCATGGCTAACCCTCCGGATCATCGACCGCCTGCGGCATCGGCTCCGGGATCGGATGGATGACCTTGTCCGGCTTGCCGTCGTAATCGGCATCCGTGATGTTCTGGAACAACAGAGCCTCGCTGGCGCGCCGTCGCGTCAAACCAGCCAGGACCTTGCCGCCGCCCTTGTTCCATTTGTGAAACTCGAGGGCGGCACCCTCGAAGTCGCCTGCGTTTACTTTTTTGAGGAGAGTGCTTTTGGCGAGATTTCCTTCTCCGCAGTTGTAGCAGAAGGAGACGAGGGCGTCGAACTGCCATGGCTCGAGAGGCACTTTGACAAGTTTACGTACAGCTCGCTCAAACGTCCCCATGTCTTCCAGAAACGCTTGATCGCACTCTTCCATCGTCCATCGAGAGTCGGCATTGAACTCTCTCCCGTGATGATGAGTATGGCCCCAACAAATCGTGAGAACTCCAGCAGGGCAATGGTACGGTTGATAATAATCGCCAACTTTCTTCAAACAGCCTTCGTAGTGCTTGATTAAATTAGCACCCGCAGAACTCAGGCTGCGATCCTCGTTCATGGATTGATGTTCAACCTCTTGGTCATCACGTCAACGATCCTATCGATGCTTCCCTTGTTAGCCTTGGTCTGACTCTCCAATACCGTCAACCGGCTATCGACCGTCACCAAGTGCGGCGAACCGCGAATCTCCAGCGTGCTCACCCGCGTCTCCAGCTTGACCATGTAGGCCGTGATCGACAGGACCGCAGCGCCGATCGCGATGCCCTGCGCCACCAGGAAATAAACCAGCGCCTGGTTGTCTGCGAACCATGAGCGGACGCTCGTCATCATGGCTCACTTCTTGCGACCCAGCTTGGCCTGGCCGCGCTTGTCCTCGGCCTTGTCCTGTGCGGAAGTCTCGTAGTTCTTGAGCGACATGCCCTTGCGCTTGGCGCCGCGCTTGTCCTCGGCCAGGTCAGCCTTGGACCCCTCGTAACCCTTGCGCTTTCCAGCCATCGGCGTGCTCCGTTGCCTGATAATTAGTAAACATACTGGAATTATGATCGGCTTTATACCACCGGATCGGCAAATCGGGGTACCGCTGCTCCACCCGCGCCAGGGTGTTCACCTCCCAGCTCAGGTTGCCTGTCTCCCGCAGATGGCGCTTGCACTCGTCCCTCATCACGGCGGCGAGCGCGGCGGCGTGCTCGCGCGGCACGACCAGGAGGCCCCCGCAGAATCTCCACATCGGGTAGCGATCGTCGTATTGGTAGTTCCTCTCCCAGCAGCCCGGGATGGCGATGGCTTCTTCGGCCGCAGCGCGGGCCATGAAATCCTCGATCACGCCGGCGGTCATTCCCGGCAGGTGGAAGATGCCGAGATCGATCCAGACGATGACGTCAGCGCCGGGAACCAGCTCGGCGGCGTCCGCGATGAGCTCGGACTTCTCCGCCTGTACGATGTGGTACGCGAGCGAGTTCTTGGCCGGGTTGTCGGCGGTCGAGTGGGTCACCGGCCCGTGCCGTTGCAGATGCCGGTAGAGCCAGCACGCCTCGAGCTCGGTGTCGAGGCGCAGGAGCGCGGTGATGTCGGCTGCGGCCAGTTGCGCGCCGAGCCTTTCGTAGTCCTGCGCCGGGCGGGGATGGCCGGGGATTGGGATAAAGCCGGTGACGGCCACCACGCTCATCGGAGCACACTGTATTCATCGGATATCGGAAAATAACAGCACATCACGCATCCGATGTTGCCCTTCATCGCCGCTGTCTTCCCGTGTCAATGGCGGCAACCATCGTTTTGCCTCAGATAGGCGTTGACACCAGTATTTTCCGTATCATGCTGGAGATAGATCATCTTTTAGGGCGGTGAGCCTATGAGCGATTCTGCGTCCAAACCGAAAAAGCGGCGGCGCACTGGCGCCGCTTTCTCCATCCCCGGCGCGGCCGAGGAAATCGGCGTCTCGTACAAAACCATGCGCGACGCGATCGAGATGAATCAGGTGCGCACCATCAAGTTCGGCCGCATCACCCGCGTGCCGAAAGCCGAGGTCGCGCGTCTCAAAGAAATCTTTGCATAGGATCATCGCGGCTCCTCGATGAACCGCAGCACGTCATCTAGATCCATCCTCGCCACCCACGCCTCGCAATCCCGCACGCCGTAGCTTGCCATCAGCTGCCGCCGCTCGGGAAAGTACGCCAGGCCGGCGGCGAATTCGATCTGCTTGTCATGGAAATAGAACGGCATGGACATGCCGGTAACCGCTCCGTCAACGGCGTAGCGTACGAACCTATGTGCATAATAGCGGTTCGGCCGCCCTGGGATCGTGCGCGCCTCATGCACTAGCGATAAGTACACACCGTCAGCTTCTATAACCTTCGAGCCGCCGCTGATCTGGCTGGCATCGAAACCGGAATCACTTTCGAAAACCACATTACCATCGTCGTCGACCAGGGTCCCCTGCCGGTAGACGAACCGCAACTCGTTGTTCTTCACCCAGGGCTGCCAGTTTTTCTCGTGGTAGCGCTTCTTGGGCAAAATCCGCATCCAAGGCTGGCCGCGCGCATTGAGCGGGACCAGGATTTGCTCGCACCAGCCTTCCGCGTTGAGCTCGCGCACGTTCGAGATCGTCCACAGGGCGCCCTGCCATTCGAACAACCGGCTATCTTCCAGACCGCGTA